GGCCGTCTCCAGGGCCGCAAACGTCATACAGTCTACGTCTAGCCCGTCAGGGTAGGTTGGCGGATAACAATTGGAGGCATAATCGGCGTTCATCACCCGTCGCAGCGTAATCACTTCACTGATGACTTGTGGGTCCAAGAACGGACAGTCACACGTTAAACGGAGGGCGATCTCGGCATGATAATGTTTCGCACATTGATAGAAACGGTCAAGAACATCGTCTTCACTGCCTCGGAAGCACAGTATATCGTTTTCCTTACAATACTGTTCTATCTCATCATCAGCCGGTAATGTTGAGGTGGCAAGAACAGTCTTGGTGATTTCCGGTACACAGGACGATGCGTTAACCGTCCATTGTAACAACGGTATGTGGCCAAGCATCTGTAATACCTTGCCCGGATTGCGGCTCGATCCCATGCGGGCAAGACAGATGGAAACGATCTTCATAACCCGGCCTCTTTCCTGGCTTGCAGGCAGATGGTCAACACATCCAGCGCCATACTCGGAGTGCAGCCCAGGGTGCGCTTGTTGTCACAGCGTTCGATGAAGGCTTTCATCTCATCGATGTAGTCCTGGTTCCAGTCGCCGGAGAAACGCACCTGGTCCACGATCTTCTTGCCTGGTGATACCAGGACGGCATAGTGCTCGACCAGGTCGATGGTAATGGCGTTCCTGGTGCCGACAATGATGGTGCGGCGAAGCTCAGGAATGGCGACATAATCGAGATGGACCGTCGAGTGACAGCCGTTGTCATGGATCAGCAGAATGTCACAGATGTCGTCCTTGCCATCAGTCAATCGCGTGGACGACCCTTTCATCTTTGCCGGTCCCAGGAGATAGAGCGCGAGATAGATCTCGTGGCTCCAATTGAGGATCACACCATCGCGCAGATAGGGTTCCTTGATGCTGTGCTGGGCAAGAGTGAAGTTGGCCCAGAGCGGAGTGCCGAGCTTGCCTTGGTCTATCCATTCCTTGGCTTTCTTGACGGCACCATGGAAGCATAGGTTGTAGCCGACCATGGTGATTGAGTCTGAGATTATCATCCGATGTGCTATCGGCTTTTCGATAAAGATCGGCTTATTAAGCGGGGAGAAGTTTAAGATATCATCATAGTGGCAGGGTGTTGGACTAGCGATGACATAGGCATCTTCTGATAATGTCGAATCGCCATTGAACTGATTCTGTAATTCTTTAATCGGATCATAACCGATAACCCGGTGACCAAGCTTCTCTAGGTTACGGGCATGCCTGATGCCGATAGAACCGAGTCCAATCACTCCAATGGTCAGCTTCTTAGTCATCTTTGATCGGGAAGCAGCCGGTGATATGTTTTTGCAAGATGAGAACGGCAGTCTTATCGTCGCCATAACCGTCAGTATCCCTTGTTACTTCTCTGTAACCTGGATGTGACAGCCATAGTTTGGCGAAGTTCATCTTGTAGGAGTACATCTCCTTCTTGTGTTTATAGACCTTGGCGTATGGCGATTCGGAGAAGAAGTCGAAGATGACCAGGTAGCCATCCTCCTGGAGAACGCGGTCGGCTTCTGCCGCTATCTTGAAGTAATCTTCCGGATCACAGAGGTAGAGACACCAGCCGAAGATCACGATGTCGAAGGTGTTGGGGAAGAAGCGCAGCCGCTCTGCCGTACCTTGAGTGAGCACAACCCCGTCTTCCATGTGATCATTATCAATGACCGGATCGACACCGGTTGCCGCACAGTCCAGATAGATCTTGGTCAATTGCTTCAGTCGCCAGCCATTGGCGCAGCCGATCTCCAGGATGTTCTTTGGGGCGATGTCCTTCATCGCCATGATCGCCCGGATCACCGGGTCGTTCTTGACCGGCAGCTTCTCGGCATTGCGCTTGAGCCACGCTGCCCCTTCGCCGGAAAGAAAGACCTGGGACTGCCTGCCCATCACTTCCTCACTTTCTCGAACTTGTTGCACCAGTAGATCGCATTGATGGTGCCCTCCACTATCTTGCACTTACCGGTGTGCTCAGTGCCGATGTAATACTTGCAATAACCGTCATCCCAGGCCCCGAGCCGCCCGCAATGGCTGTCGCGGTGGCCACGGCTGTAGTCGGTTTCCTTCTTGGTATACTTGTCAGCCATCGCAATATTTTCCCCATAGCAGCATGTTGGTCTGGATTTTGTTGAGCAGGAAATGCTTTTTGCGCGAGCCCTCGAAGTCCATGTACGACTTGATGCAGAGCTTGATCATCGGCTTGTTCTCGTCCATGCACCCGGCTTCAATCTTGCGAATTCCATAGTCAAACAGATGAGCAGTGACCGCTCGCCAAGCCTCAAGCCCATAACCTTTACTCCACTCCTCTTTCTCACCAATGAGAATGCCGAGATCGGCAACCGAATTGATGGGATCTATCGTGGCAAGGATGGTTCCTATTGGTCTTTCCTTAAGACAAATGACGCGATATTCGGACGGCCAGCCGATGCTGTTAAGATAGCGGCGCTGGGTATCTGTGGTATGGACCTTATGGCGTTGTTCCGAGTATTTGACGACTTGCGGATCGTTAAGCCACCGGACCATGAGGGGTACATCGTCGTAGACTGGCGGACGCATGATCAGTCGTGGAGTGACGATCTGTTCGGTCATTTCTTCTTGGATGCTTGTTCAATCAGGTGCTGTACGATTTTCAACTGCCATTTGATGATCTGTACGAACAGCGGCGCATTGACATCCCAGCCGCCATACTTGCTCTTGTGCGACAGTTCGCCGGAGATCTGTTCTTCTAACTGCTGAAGTTCTCTTCTGGTCATATGATCTCCGTGCTCAGTTGGGTAAGGAGATTGAGTTGGGCCTTGGGGATGCAACCGATGGCCATATACTTGAAGCCATGGCCGATGCCCCGCTGCCAATCAATCATGCCATAACCGGTGACAGGTGGCCCCAATCGCTCCTGGACCAGAACAACTTGTTCGTGCTCCATCAGCGTATAGGCGGTTGCGGCAACGGCATCGATGTTGGGGTCTCGCATCCGTTCGGATTCGAGAAAACCGGTATGGTAAATCATACGTTCCCTGGGCTGGAGTTCGCGCAGGCGTTTGATCAGATATTCGCAGGTGGTGAAGATGGACATGACGCTAGTGCATCATGCAACGGTTTTTGCTAAGTTGTGAACCATGAATTTGGCTTTCAGGGCAAATACGCTCCTCAAGACCGTCAGAAAGATAAAGCGCGAGGAGTGCGAGCAGAACCTTATTACCTTTGCCGAATATGTATGGCCGGTGGTTGAACCCTCGATCCCCTTCATAAAAGGCTGGGTCTTATCGGCAATGGCCGATCATTTGCAGGCCGTGACCGATGGTCACATCAGGCGTCTTCTCATCAACGTGCCGCCAGGCTTCACCAAGTCGCTAATGACCGATGTGTTCTGGCCAGCGTGGGAGTGGGGACCGAAGCGAAGGCCAACAACACGCTATATGTGCGCCGCTTACTCGAACCACCTGACCGAACGTGACAACATGCGTTGCCGCAACGTTGTGATCAGCGACCGCTACAAGAGGTTATGGGGCGATGTGTTCAGTATCTCCAATGAGCAATTTACCAAAATCAAGTTCGCCAATGACAAGACCGGCTGGAAACTGGCGACATCGGTAGGCGGCATCGGCACCGGAGAGCGGGCGGATCGCGTGATTATCGATGACCCGAACAATCCAATGGAGGCAGAAAGTGAAACGGTCAGGGCGACGACCAATATGTGGTTTACGGAGATCATGCCTGACCGCCTCAACAACCAAGCTGAATCCGCCATCGTTATTATTCAGCAGCGCACTCACGAAGATGATGTCTCCGGCATCGCCCTATCTAGGGATATGGGCTACACCCATCTCTGCATCCCCATGCGGTATGAAGCATCGCATCACGTTAATGGCTGGACTATTGACGAAGAAACAGGAAAACAGGGGATAAAGACCTTCCTCGGTGACCATGCCGACCAGGTCACTGACGATCTTGTCTTCTGGCAGGATCAGCGGGCAGACGAAGGCGATTTGGCCTGGCCGGAACGCTTTCCTGAGGCCACTACCGTAGCCCTGGAGCGTGACAAAGGGCCATATGCCTGGGCCGGGCAGTACATGCAGAACCCCGAACCCAGGGGCGGTTCGATCATCAAGCGGCACTATTGGCAATTGTGGCGGGAGGAGAAGTTCCCGCCAATGACCTTTATCCTGGCCTCGCTCGATACTGCTTATACGGAGAAAGAGGAAAACGACGCCTCTGCCCTGACCGTCTGGGGTGTATTCCAGGAGGATGTCAACAAGATCGAATTAGGGGCGGAAACGCTATGGATGCCCCGGCAGTCGCCAATATCTTCCACAGTCAAGGCAATTCACGGCAATCCGAAAATCATACTGCTTCATGCCTGGACCGAGAGACTGGAGTTCAACAAGCTTTTCACAAAGGTCGTGGAAACCTGCACCATTGACGGTAAAGCTATAACCGGGGTACCCCGCTTCCCGGTGGATAAGCTTCTTGTCGAGACTAAAACGGCTGGCAATTCTATCGCGCAGGAGCTTCACCGCGTTCTCAGGGGCAGGCTCTCCGTCGATCTGATTGATCCGAAGCTTTACGGTGATAAGGTCGCCAGAGTGCAAAGTGTCGAGCCTCTATTTGCCGATGGCATGATCTTCGCCCCGGACAAGGCTTGGGCGGACCAGGTTATCAACCAGTGTGCCATTTTTCCACGGGGCAGCCACGACGATCTTGTCGATAGTATGAGCCAGGCGATACGCTACTTGCGCGACATGAACTATGCCCTCAAGGCGCATGAGTATCAGAGTGACGTTAAGGATTCTATCGATTATGATGCGGCGAGAGGCAACCCACTATATCCTGTATAGTTAGATGGCTGCACCCTCTACGAAGCAACTGCCAGATCCCCCGCCGAGTCCGCTGCGTCCCAATCTATCGTTGATGCCCTCCGCCGATGAGGGGGACAAGGACGACATCCATATCAAGTTCGAAGAAGGGGCGATGAAGATCGACCACCCCGATGGGTCGGTCACCATCGATTTCAACCCGGATAAAAGCGACGTAGACGAAGGTGGTTTCTACGAAAACCTGGCCAAGAGGATGGACGATGGCGAGCTTGCCCGCATCTCCACCGATCTCCTCGACGGCATCCAAAGGGATGATGACTCCCGTAAGGAATGGTTAGAGACCAGGGCTCTGGGTATTAATCTCTTGGGCTTGAAGTTGGAGAAGCCCCGCTCCGATGCTGGGACAACTTCCGCCCCGTTGGAGGGGATGTCAACCGTAAGGCATCCTCTCCTATTAGGCGCGGTAGTGTCGTTTCAGGCTAACGCCCGAGCCGAACTGATGCCTGCCAGTGGGCCAGTGAAGGTTCGCAACGACACTACCGCCAAACCATTCGTAGCCGATCCCCAGCAGCCGACCGATGCCGCCAGGGAACTGGAGGATACCCTTCAGGCCAAGGACGATCTGGCTGATGCGCTAGAACGGGATATGAATCATTATCTGACGGCAACGGCAACGGAGTATTACCCTGACACAGACCGGATGCTCTTTTATGTCGCATTTGGCGGTGACGGCTTTAAGAAAGTCCATCATTGTCCCTTGCGCAACAGACCAGTGTCAGAAAGCGTCGATGCAGAAGATCTCATCGTCTCCCATGCCTGTACCGATCTTCAGAATAGTGCGCGGATCACCCATCACATTCGTATGCGTCGGTCGGTTTTGCGACGTATGCAAATCTTGGGTACCTACCGGGACATTGAACTTGGACGTCCTCCACAACCAAAACTTACTGTAGTGGATAGAAAGAAGGAAGAAGTTGACGGGCGCATTAGCACGTTCCAGGCTCCGGAAGACCGCGAATATGATATTTACGAAACCTATTGCGAACTCGATCTCGATGACTACGCCCCCAAACAATTCAGAGGAAAGTGCCTTCCCCTCCCATATCGTGTCACTCTGGAGCGGGACAGCCGACAAGTCCTGGATGTCAGACGAAACTGGAAAGAAGACGATGAGCAATGCCGAGCCAAGCAATGGTTCGTTCAGTTTCCTTTTATTCGTGGCCTTGGCTTTTATGGCCTGGGCTTTATTCATCTACTGGGCAATGCCACAAACACCTTAACCGCAGCCTGGCGGGAGACGCTTGATGCTGGAATGTTCGCCAACTTCCCAGGATTCCTCCACGCAAAAGGACTTGGACGCCAGAACACGAACCAATTCCGTGTTGCTCCGGGCACTGGAGTCGGCATTGATCTTGGAGCCCAACAATCTATTCGTGATGCAGTTATGCCGCTCCCTTACAAAGACCCCAGCGGACCCTTCATCCAGTTCATGACCCATGTCGAGGAAGTCGGAAATAAGCTGGCTGGAACAGCTAACTTACAAGTCGGAGAAGGCAAGCAAGACGCCCCGGTGGGTACGACACTTGCGCTTATTGAGCAGGCATCCAAGGTCATGGATTCGGCTCATAAGCGGCTCCATGCGGCTCAGGCGGAAGAGTTTAAGCTTCTCAAGGAGCGCTTCCGTGAAGACCCGGAAGCCTTCTGGCGGCATAGCAAGAAGCCAGTCAGGAAATGGGTGAAGGATCAGTTCATTGAAGCGCTCAACCGATGCGAACTTGTGCCTGTGGCTGATCCAAATAACCCCACATCCCTTCACCGTATGGCTAAGGCGCAGATCATCAAGATGCTGCAAATGCAGAGCCCGATGCTTTACGACCCACGGGCGGTCGATCTACGTATCTACCGCATCACCGATATCGATCCTCAGGGGCTGTTCCAGGCACAGCCTCAGCAGCCGCCCCCAGATCCAAGAATGGAGGCCATCACTCAGAAGGCTCAGCAGCAGGCGCAACAGAATCAGGTTGCCCAACTTGAGGCACAAATCAAGGCGGCTGAGGCGGCTGCTACTATCCAGGATAAGCAGAGAGAACGTGAGTCGAGAGAGCGTATTGAGCAGATGAAACTCCAATTAGAGGCGATGCGGGTGAACCAGGAGCGCATTATCCACGCTCATGATATCGTCCGTGACAATGCCCAGGCGCAGAGTGATATGTCTATAGATGCCGCCCAGCATCAGCAGGAGATGCAGCATAATCAGGCAGCGCAACTACAGAAGATCCAGCACGACCACATGGAGAGGATGCAGGGTCTGCGTAACGAGCAGATGCAACAAGAGCACGAGATGCGCGGAGGCATGGTTCGTGCACGATACGAGATGCAGGTCGAGCGGGAAAAGCATCAGGCGGCCATGGAGCGTGATCGGCAGGAGCACGCCATGAAGATGGAGCAGATGCGGGAAGAGCATGAACACAAATTAAAACAGGCGCAGGCGCTTAATGAGGCTAAGGTTGAAGCCGCCAAGGCGATAGCCAAGTCTAAACCGAAGCCAGCAGCAAAGGGATCGTCCAATGGCTGAATACAAATCTACCGCAAGTTGGGGCCGCGATACGGCGAGAGCCCGATACGGTCAGCCGACCGACAAGAGCGGGACTGAGATGGCCCACAAGAACGAGTCGGGCAATCAGTTTCCCGAAGATCAACACGATACCAAGTACGACAACGATGCCACTGGCTGGGTGAGAGGTTCCGCTTCTGGTCCGCCAACAACCAAGAACGAGACTGCTGAGAATTACCCCGCTGGTGGCTTTGATCACCGCAATAAAGATGGCACCCCGAAGAAGCCGGTTTAGGAGGGATACATGGCACATCCGTATGGAAGTAAAGGGGCACATGTTCCAGCCCGTCAAAGGGCGGCGAGCTTCCTCAAAAGGGGTGGTCGGGCCAAGCATGCCGATGCTGCTCAGGATAAGGCATTATTCCAGAGCATGATGGCCGGTGCCGGTGATGACTCTTCGCCTTCAGGCCAGGCCAGGGGCGGCAGGCTGGATAAGTTTGCCAGGGGTGGTAGAGCCAGAGGCAAGGGCAAGGACAAAGCGCACAACCAGATCAATGTGGTTATTGCGCCGCATAAGAAGGACAGGGATGGCGGCGGTGGCTTGCCTGCCGGTGCTATGCCTCCAGGTCCGCCGCCCATGCCACCGCCAGGTCCACCGATGGGTGGAATGCCTCCTCCTGGTGGTCCTCCTGGTGGTCTTCCTCCTGGCTTGGCCGGGTTAGGCGGCGGTGGGCCAAGGCCGCCGATGGGACCACCGCGTCCAGGCATGAAACGAGGTGGAAAGGTACCAATGACTGGTGGTGCGGAGACCGGTGTGGGACGCAAGGAGAAGGCGAAGCACTATAACGCTCGAACTCCCTAGTGCAGACACGGTTTCATTCGCTGCTTGAGGCCAAGGTTATTGATGCGATTAAGACTCGGTGTGAATCGCTAGGACTAGGCCACGCTGTCGATTACCCCACTTACATGAGAAGCGTGGGGTATATCGACGGGCTTAAGGAAGCATTAAAGCTGTGTGATGAGATTGAAGAGGAAAATCAGTGAGCGTTATCGTTCCCTATAAAGCCATCGATGTCGTTGGTGATTCAGATAATCCCAAACAGGCAATCATCGATTTCATTGGTAAACTTGATGGCATTCATATTCCCGGCGACCAGGTTCTGATTGGCACTTATGTCAGGCCGCGAAAGACCAAGGGCGGCATCATCAGGGTCGATGAGAATATGCAGGAGGATATCTGGCAGGGTAAGGCTGGCTTAATCCTCAAGCTTGGCACGACCGCCTTTAAGGATACGCAGGAGTTTAGCTTCCCGGTAGCTGACAAGTTCAAACCCGGCGAATGGTGTGTCTACAAAGTCGGGGATGCTTGGGCTATCAACATAAACAGCTACCCGTGCCGACTCGTCAGAGATGTCAACATCAGACTTCGGATAGATGATCCGAACATAGTCTTGTGAGGAACCCATGCCGCGCCTTCGCCCTGCCCCTGAACCGCAGCCTCCAGCTAAGCCACCGGAGCTATTCGAATCGAAAGAGCCGGAGCCTCTGGTCGAGAGTGAAGTCGATATCGAAGCCAAGCCGCCGGAGCAAGAGAAGCCGGAACCGGTTAAGGAGCCGGAGAAGCCAAAGCAGTCTGAGGCTGAATTAGCATTACTCAAGCAGATCGAGACCCTGCGCCAGAATGAGCAGATGCAGCGCAAGCGCTTCGAGGAGATGCAGCGCGTTGCCCAGGAACGTGAGGCTCAGGTCGTTCAATCACAGCAGCGGGTGGAAGAGCAGGAGGAATTGGTCGTTGGCAATGCCTTGGCGGCGGCTCAGGCCAGGGCCAATAAAGCCCAACAGGACATGGAGACAGCCATCACCAATGGCGATGCCAAGGCACAAGCTACGGCATATCGGGAGTTGGCCAAGGCCGAGAATGATATCTCCATCTATGAACGTGGTCAGCAGGAAATAGAGGTTCGCAAGAAGGCTCCTAAGGAAGAGCCAAAGCCGCCACCGCAAAGAGAACAGCGGCGCTGGAATAGCGTGGCCGAGTTCATCGATGAGCAGAACTATAAGCCGGAAACCAAGGAATGGTTAAAGGCTCATCAAGAGGTTCTCGGCAATCATCCCGGTACTAATGTGCGGGCCATGAAGCATTTGGAGTATTTGATCGCGGTTGGCGTTGAGAAGGGCATGCAGATTGAGAGTGCCGAATTCCGTGATTTTGCCGATGCGGAGATGGGGTATAAACCCAAGCCAGAACCTGAACCAACAACTCAGCGAGCAGCAGCTATGAGCGCGCCTGTATCAAGGGAAGTTCCTTCTGCAACTGGTACCAAGGCATCATCGACCAGGGTGACCTTGACCGCCGATGAGAAGGAGATGGCCAGGCTTTCCGGTATAACCGACACCGAGTACGCCAAGCAGAAGCTCAAGCTTCAGGCGGAGAAAGCAAACGGCCAGTATGGAGAACGCAGATGACCCTTCCCACCAGGGATGAGGTTGCTGCTATTCTGAGATATGACAGGGATACTGGAGATTTTTTCTGGCTTGTAAAGCGGGGGAGTAGAGGGATAGCTGGTCGTAAGGCCGGATCTATTGATGGGAAGAGATATATTCGTATTAGGATAGATGGTGTTGATTATCGAGCACACAGGCTGGCGTGGCTGTTGGAATATGGAGAATGGCCAACTGATCAATTAGATCACATTGATCTTGATAGAAAAAACAACGCCATCCTCAATTTAAGACAAGCCAATAATTCTCTTAATAACTTTAATAGAGAGACACAATCCAATAATACCTCTGGTGTTGCTGGCGTTAGGTTTGACCGTTTTCGAAGCAAATGGAAGGCGGAAATAAAAAAGGATGGCAAGATGAAATATCTTGGCAGATTTGCTACCAAAGAAGAGGCTGCTGCGGTGCGAGCAAAGGCCGCTGTTCAGTATTTTGGCGAGTTCTCAAGAGTGAGGTATTAACATGACAGACGAGCCCGTAGCGCCTCGTCGTGGTCCAGGTCGTCCACCAAAGGACATTCCCAAGGTCGAGCCCAAGACCTGGAATATGAAGGCAAAGCCTAATTGGGAAGAGTATGGGGCGACAGACGATGAGGCGACCCCTGATCGGCTTAGGATTGATAGGTCATTGTTTCCTGAGGGCATGGATCTGGTATGGGTGACCAATAGCGTCTTTGGCCAGCCTATGCCTGATCGCAGACAGGTATTTGAGAAACGTGGTTGGACCCCTGTTCATCAGACAGACTTTGATGGGCAATTCAATGGCATGTTTATGAAGAAGGACGATCCGGGAGAGATTACCGTTGATGGCAGCGTGTTAATGGCTCGCCCGGTAGAGATCTCGGAGAAGGCGCGGCAAGTGGATAGAAGGGCTGCGCTTAATCAAGTAAGGCTGAAAGAACAGTCATGGAGAGCCGGAGATATCGGAACAACTCTCGATAGTCGGCATGAGAGTGCGTTGACTTCCAATCGCATCAACAGGACGATTGAGAGACTGGACATCCCAGAGAAATAAACAATGATAATTTCCGCTATTGACATTTAGCGCTTTGTTGATCTTAGACTACTAAATCTAGTCTTCCGTATGGAAGATTGACCGCGCCGGTCAAAGAGTAACCCGCCAACGCCTGGTGGTTTCCCGTAACGAACTTCGGGCCACTATGGCTATTCATCAGTTTCCGCAAGTCATTAGCATCGAGTCAACAATGACTCTGCTGATCGCTTTGCTTTTTGTCTGCAAAATAGGAGGCGTCCTTGGTTAACACCTTCTCTCCTTTTGGCTTCCGTCAGATGGGACACCGCGATGGTATGGCTCCGACGATGGGGCTGGAAACACGCGCTATATCGTCTGCTTATACGACGCCAATATTTACCGGCGATGTGGTGCAAAACAGCAGCGCAACTCCTGGTTATCTCATCTCGCTGGGTAGTTCGGCAGGCGGCACCGCAGCCGCTGTCGGTCTCATCGGTTATGGCATCTTCTTTGGGTGCGAGTATTACAATACGGCTGTAGGCAGGGTTACCTGGTCGAGCTATTGGCCAGGATCTGGTGCAGCAGGCGATGTCAAAGCCTTTGTTTGCAGCGACCCTGAACAACTCTATTACGCTCAAGGCTCAAGTGGTGCAGTTCTCGGCACTAGCCTTATTGGTCAGGTGCTGCCATGCAGCCTTGTCGGCTCTAGCTCAGGCAATACCACCACCGGTCAGAGCGTGATGTTCTTGCAGTCGAGCCTGGCCACCGGTCTGACCTCTGCTGGTCAGTTCATGATCGTGGACATGTATTCCAACTACGCGCCTCCTGGGGTGAACGGTACATCCACCACCGCAGAAGGTTTCCAGATTGCTGTCGTGCAACCGGCTAACTTCACCAGGCGTACAATCGGTGGTGCGGCAGCCGCTACGATACTTTCTACTTGATGAGGAGATCCGAAGTCTCTTGGAGTATCTAACGAGAGTAGGGCGGAGGGCCTTACCGTACCCAAGGGGAGCTACTGGAGAGATAGATGCCCGTCGCATTAAGTCAGATCCGTGATCTGCTTCTTCCGGGACTATGGGGTATCAGCGGCAAGTACCCGATGATTGAAAGGCAATGGCCCAAGGTCTTCAGGGAAACCAACTCAAGCATGGCCCTGGAGCGCAGGGCTGCCATGAGATACCTCGGCCTTGCCCAACTCAAGCAGGAAGGCGGCCCGACCTCGTTTGATAACAACGCCGGTCAGCGGTTCGTCTACAATGCCGAGCACTTCGAGATCGGCCTCGGTTACGCCATAACCCGAAAAGCAATAGATGATAATCTGTATAAAAGTGAGTTTGGCCCATCCAATGACGGCCTGATGGAGAGCTTCAAGGAAACCGAAGAGATCTATGCCGCTAACGTCTTCAATGCAGGCAACGTCTATAACACTGCCATCGGTGGTGATGGTGTATCCCTGTTCAGTGGCGTTCATCCTATCGATGCGCCGTATGGCACGATTGCCAACGATCCGAGCCCGGATGTGGATCTCAACGAGACAACGCTGCTCAATGCCCTGATCACCATCCGGTATACCTGGCGTGATAATGCCGGGCTCAAGATTCACGCCAGAGGCAGGAAGGTCATCGTGCCTCCGGCATTGGAGCCAGTAGCGCTCAGGTTGTTCCGCTCAGAGCTTAGGCCAGGCACGGCATCGAACGATGTCAATGCCATTCTCGGCATGCAGGAGAGTCTGAAGGAAGGCTTCCTGGTGTGGGATTATCTAACATCAGGCTTCGCCTGGTTCATCCTTACCAACCATGACGGGCTGGTGTTTTTCCACCGCAAGCCGTTCGAGATGGATATGAGCGTGGAGTTCACCACCGATAACCTGCTGGTCAAAGGTTACCAGCGCTATGTACCCACCTATTACGACTGGCGTTCGGTGTGGGGCACATTCCCAACTTCATGAGGTAGGAGCATGGTTTGCATATTCTTTCCCTTCAACATTCAGGTTGGGCCATATGTCTATACCAACCAGAATGGCTTTCAGGTACCGCAAACGAGCGCTGCTGCCGAACAGACAAACACGGTCGAATGGACCGTCGCAACGGAAGACTAAAGGAGTAATCTATGGCCACCCTCAGCACTACCCTCTCCTCTGTCGGAACATCACCGGCCATCATTCTTGATCCGGTGAAGCGCACTACCAGTGTCCAGTTGACGGTGACCACCGGTTCCTGTGGCACTTTCGGTGTGCAATATACGTTGGATGATCCAACCGCATTCGGTGCCACCGGAGCGACAGGAGCCGCCGGTACCGCGACTTGGGCGGCACTGAGCACATCGGTTGCCATTGTCTCGTCAACGACATTGGAACCGGTCGGCGGGTTGACCTGGACGGTTCTCAGCCCCCTTGGTGGATTGCGTTTGTTCTCTTCTGCTCTCGGCGGCGGCGTAACTTACACTCTCAAGGCCCTGCAATCGGTCCTCGGATAAAGGAGAAAGAAATGGCACACAGGCATAAGGCCCAGAAGCGCAATGTTGGTGGAGCGACTGCCTATACAGGCGCTGGCTCGAACGTGATCAAGGAAGCCAAATCGACCGCCAACTTCAAGCGGGGTGGGACGGTTTCCGGGGCCAAGACCCAGCAGCGTCTTGCTTCCAGGGCCAGAGGTGGTGGTGCGGGTGGCTCTGATAAGAACCCATTCTCGTCTGCTGGCAAGGGCTTCCGCGGACAGAAGCGGGCGAGAGGCGGCGGTACCGATGCCTCCCCATCGGATGCGAGCCCGTCTTACAAGAGAGGTGGGCGTACCTTGAAGCGGGGCGGGCGTAGTGACGCTTCCCCAAGTGACGCATCCCCTTCGTAAGTCCTGTCGTTAATCCTCGCGCCGCAGGCGGCAGGACTGAAAGCAGGACGGAGTATGCGGGCAGACATAGAGGGGCCTTGAGGCAAGCGGCCCATAGGGCAGGAATGACGAGCCAGGAGTACGCTCAAGAGAATCGGAACGCTCCTGGAGACACAGGGAGGCGGGCGCGGCTGCAAACCTTCTTTGACAGGTTAAGACCGAAGAACTGAGGCCGTGCATGCCTTACGCGACAGTAAGTATCAGTACAGGTTCAACGACCACTTCTACGCCGGTTGCCCTTAATTGGCGGCAAAGCAAGCCTGTCGGCATCTTGGTTACGGCGAGTTCAAGCTTTGCCTGTGATCTAACCATCCAATACACGATGGACGACCTGCAATTGATCGGCGGCTCATCACTTGCCAAGTGGGTGATTGTCAGCAGTGCCAGTGGGCAGCCAGGAACGCATTTCCTGTCAAGCACGGCTTATCCAGATGGCGTGCAATATACGTTTACCAATCCTGTCGCTGCGGTGAGGCTGGGTAGCACTGCACAGACCGCTATGGGGGTAGGAAACACTCTTACGATGCGCGTCATGCAAGGTGAGATCGCATGAGCGTTAACTACTCCCAGGCCGCCATCACCGCCCGCTTGCAAGGGGTTATCAATACCATTGGCAATGGCGGTTTCCTCAAGCTCAATCATGGGCCGACGCCATTATCCAGCATCATGCTGGCTTCGCCTTGCGGTATAGCATCGGCAGGCGTGCTGACTTTTACCGGCGGCGAAGTTGATCCGTCTGCCTCTGGCAGCGGCAATGTCGATAACGCAATGATCACCGACTCCATAGGTAATCCACACATCAGCGGTTTGACCGTTGGCATTCCCGGTAGTCCCGCTAATGTGATCATCAACAATGGATCGAACACCACGTTTATCGCAGCAGGGAAAGCTGTCAGTTTTGTTGCCGGAGCGATTATCGGGTCATGACCAAGTTGACTGAAACAACCAATGATAAACTCAGGGGTAATGGCGGGGAAGTCCCGCCTATCCCGGAGCTTGGCACGTTTATCAGAGCCGATCTTCCCGATCCGCAACCGCCAATGATTGCCAAGGCTGAGCAGCCATTGAAGATCGCCTGCGTGGGAACGGCACCTTCTTCGCGAATGCTGGCTCCCTATAACGATCCGACATGGACGATCTGGGGTTGCTCTCCAGGCAATATCAATCTTCTGCCCAGGGTCGATGCCTGGTTCGAGATTCACGGTACGGCGCTGACCTGGGAAAAGAACAAGTCGTATGGCCCAGGTTACATCGAATGGCTAAAAGCGCAGAAGTTTCCAATTTACATGCAGGATCAGTCTCTGGTTCCGCGGGCTACTCCATATCCGATCCACGATATGTTGCGCGAATTTGGTCCTTATAATTTTACTTCATCGTTTGCCTATATGATGGCGCTGGGCATCTACAAAGGGGCAAAGGAGATCGCCCTCTATGGCATCGATATGGCTTCCAAGAACGAGTACATCCTGCAACGCCCCGGCGGGCAGAACATGATCGTTGAAGGAGCCAGGCGCGGCTGCAAGGTCTGGGCTCCCTATGAGTCCGATATCATGATGCCGCCGCCGCTTTACGGTTATTCCGATACCGGCCCGTTTGGCAGGAAGATGAATGCCAGGATCGATGAGATCGAGGCGCGTCTTGCCGATATGCGAAACCAGAAAGCCCGTCTCGATCACGATGTCACTTACCTGGAGGGTGCCAGGGAAGACATGGACTACTTGCAAAGCATCTGGGGCGGGGCACAAGAAGTTTCAGTGGAAGGTCAAAACTACCTGGAGCGTCTGCTCCAGAAAGCTAATGGAAATGGCCAAGATAGGAGCTAATCATGGCAAACTTCGGAGTTGTTAATTCGACCAACATTGCCGGGCAGGTGCCGCAGGCAATCAGCGCTACCTACAAGTCTATCGTTGTTGTCGCCAATTCCACCGCTAATGGTGGTATCACTTATCCGAGTCTTCGTCGTGGCAAGATCTACGACTTGCTCATCGGCCAGGCGGCAGTACCGGCTGACAACTACTATGAGTGGGATGTCTGCCGCTGCACCTATGCAGCGTCTACGGCGATTACCACGGGCGGCATTCTCTCGCTGTCCAGCGTATCGTCAACGTTTGCGCTCGATGGTGCGGACCTTAACCTAGCGGCAACCGCTACCGTGAATTCCACGGTGGAGACTTATCTGACCACGCCGCAGGAACTCTGGTACATCGCCATCAACCAGCGTGCTTCCTATCGCTGGGTAGCGGCTCCAGGTTCGGAGATGGTGTATCCGGCAAACTCCTCGGCTACCTCACCGAACGGTGCGGCGCTGAGGGCCAGGTCATCTGCCGGTACCGGTGCAGTCAGTGCTACGCTCTATTTCCAAGAGCAGTAGTTCATGCGCAAGGCTGGCGGATATGCGGTGATATTTGCGCCAGATCCTGCCGAAGTGAACTTCGACGGGTTGCGTTGCGAACGTATTGGTTCAGGAACCTATGAGGCGGACACATTCACCTGTTGTCACTGCAATAGGGTCATACACGTTAAGGCAAAAGCTCCCATGGACGAGTTTGGCTCCATGTGCCGCAACTGTATGAAGATGGTGTGTCCGACCTGTGCCGATGGACCGTGCGTGCCATTCGAGAAGAAATTGGAGGAGTCCGAACAGCGGGCTTACATCAGGAGACAATATGAAAGTCTTTTCTGATGCCCGGAGAATTGATTGAGCAACTAGAAGCAAATCTCGATTCGATGCTGGTAGGGGTCGCGGTTACCGCGACCTTTCCTGTTTATGTGCCCGTCTTCGGGGCCAATGTCACCATCACCCAGATTCCCAATACCGGTCCTACCAGCGCATCGCTTCAGGAGCAGAAGAGGATGCCATGAAGCATGTGGCGGCTGGAGTCGTGAGTAAGGATGGATCTCTCAGGATTGTCGTCGCTCCACCTTCCAACCTGCATTATCACTTGAATGAAGGTGAGAGATTATTTGTCCTTCCCGATTATGCAATAGAGACGCCGCCACGATGGGAGGAAATACCGGCACTGGTTGCCAAGGTTGAGGAGTTTGTCGGATGGCAGGGAATGCCTTCAGCGTAGTCATTCTGACCAGCGCTTCCGTGTCTCCCTGGCATGTGCCAGCGGACCTAATACCGCCGGTTCCTGGCGCTGGCCACAGCGTGCAGATGGTTTCTGCTGGCGGCAATGGCGGCCTGGGGACGTTGGTGGCTGGCGGTGTTGGCGGAGGTGGTGGCGGCGGCGGCAGTTATACCAAGCTGACTTATAACAGTGGTACGGTAACGCCGGGCGTAACCACGATTGCTTTTGTTTGTCCCGCCGCCGGTGCTGGCAGCGCTACTCAGGTTGTCTGGGAGTCGAGCACCGCCGGATATTATGCACCGTGTGCCGGTAATGCCTCGGCAGGCACGGGCGGCATTGCCGGAGCGATATGCAGTTCGGTCGGCTCTCCTGCCATTGGCTACACGGTAACCATCACCAATGCCGGTGCTGCTGGGGCAACCGTCAGCGGCAGCAGTACCGGGGGCGGAGGAGGGGCAGGGGCCGCCGGACCTAACGGGATTGGCGGTACCGGCTTTGCCCCAGCCGCTGGTACCACGACCGGGGGAGGCGGAGGCGGAGCCAATAACGGCACGACAGGAAATGCCGCCAGCGGCACCGGAGGCACCGGGCACTCTGGCGCTGGAGGTGCGACCGCCAACCCGACTGGCAATGTCGGTACTGGCAACAGCGGAGGTGGCGGCAGCAGTGGAGTAACCAGCAATGCCTCGACCGGCGGTGGCGGAGGAGCAAGTGGAACGGAATTTACTGCTACCGCCGGTCCTGGCGGTGGTGGTGCTGGTTCGTTTGGTTATTCAACCAATACCGCGATAACGACAAGGGGCGGCGCTGGAGCACTCTATGGCGGAGGTGGTGGCGGGACAGGCTATGCCCGCAACAGCGGCTCGACGGCGACTGTCGGCGCAGGAGCCGGAGCGGTCATTGTCATCCAATACGACATCCTCTGGCGTGATGCCGATCTTTCCAGACAAGACTTAGAACAACATTGGCGTGGAGTTGAAATTATCCCGTCCGGGCCGGTGTAAGTCATGGCCGGGCGAAGAATACAATATCAGCAGATCGCCAGGCCGGTAACGATAGTAACGGTGGCGGCTATTGTTTTTGCCGTATCGAGCCCCGGCGCGAACGTTATCTTTCCTCGCAGCTTTATCTACCAGGCTAAAACCGATCCGGTCCTTCCGTCTGCTCCGCCTGTCGTTACAGCGGTCGTCCCCTCTGTCGTTTCTTCTCCGGTCATCTTTCCGCAAAGCTTTATCTATCAATCGAAGGCCGAGTGTCCCCGGCCTGTTGCGGTACCGACCGTTGCCACCGAATCGGTTTCTTCGGAAGTCATCTTCCAGCAGCGCACGATCTATCAGACCAAGGCCGAGCCT